ATATTGGTCGGACAGCTGGATACAGTAACACGACTGGTAACTACAACTCTGTTCTTGGTGCTGGTGCGTTAGCAAATAACACCACCGCCTCCAACAACACCGCTGTTGGTTATCAGGCGGGGTACTCAAATGTCACGGGTACGCAAAACACCTATGTTGGAACACAGGCTTCGTACACCAGCACATCTTCTTACAACACAGCAATTGGATATAAAGCGGCTTTTGCAAATACCACAGGTCAAGAGCATACGGCGATTGGTCGGCTGGCTCTTACAGCCAATACCACGGGAAGTGAAATCACCGCAGTTGGTGCGGCGGCATTGACCGCAAACACTACTGGCTCGTTCAATACGGCCTTGGGCAACAATGCCCTTGCCTCCAACACCACCGCCTCCAACAACACTGCTGTTGGGTATCAGGCATCGTATTCAAGTACTACTGCAACAGGCATTACGACTCTTGGCTATCAGGCAGGGTATGCCAATACAGGTAGTTACAACACCTACCTTGGTGCTTATGCTGGCAATTTGAACACCAGCGGGACAAATAACACTGTTGTTGGATTTAATGCTTTTAGTACTGCTGGCAGTGGCGGATCAAACAGCGTATTTGGTTTTGGTGCGTTGGGGGCAAACTCTTCTGGAGCATATAATACTGCGCTTGGCACGCAATCCCTTTCTTCCAACACCACCGCCGGAAGCAATACTGCTGTGGGGTATCAAGCGGCATACAACAATCAAACTGGAGCAAGGCTTACTGCGGTTGGTTATCAATCTCTTTATAACCCAACTACTGCAAACGATAACACCGCAGTGGGTTATTTTACGTTATACAACAATTCAAGCGGTACGTTTAACCTTGCAGTGGGCGGCGGAGATGGAGCGACAGGCTCTACGCTGTCCAATAACACCACGGGTTCATACAACACAGGCATTGGCTTCCAAGCATTAAAGGCCAACACCACCGCTTCTTACAACACTGCTGTTGGTTATCAGGCAAGTTATTCAAACATTATTGGTACAGAAACAACTGCACTAGGCTGGAGCGCTTTAAGAACAAATACCGGCGATTACAATACAGCGCTAGGTTCAGGGTCGATGTATTCAAATACTTCGGGTGCCAATAACACAGCCGTTGGGGTATCTTCACTTGCATCTCAAACCACTTCTTCCAACAACACTGCTGTTGGTTTTCAGGCGGGATATGCAAACACTACTGGAGCTGCCAACACATTTATTGGTCGATCTGCTGGTGCGTCAGTGACAACTGGTAGTGACAATACGGCAGTTGGGTATGGGACATTAAATGGTGCAAATGGAACTGGCACCAGCAATGCGGCATTTGGTGAGTTTGCTCTTGGTGTAAATACTAGCGGCTCAAACAATACCGCACTTGGGACAGCCGCACTTCAATCCAACACTACCGGCTCATATAACACTGCTGTTGGTTATCAGTCTGTTTATTCAAACACGACAGGAATTCAAAACAGCTCTGTTGGATATCAGTCCGGATACAACATAACAACAGGATCCTACAACGATTTGTTTGGTTACGCTGCCGGTTTTAATATTACAACTGGTAGCGAAAACACCGGATTTGGACGGTTATCTTTAGGCAGTAATGGTACTGCTATGACTGGTAACCAAAACGTGGCGGTTGGTAATAATGTTCTTCGTAATGTAACATCAGGAAACCAAAACGCGGCGGCTGGTTATTTTGCTTTACAGGGCAATTCAACTGGTTCTTACAACACTGCGTTTGGCGCGTATTCTTTATATTCTAACTCCACCGCCTCAAACAATACTGCCGTTGGTTATCAGGCTGGGTACAGCACAACCACTGGCGCAGATAATGTATTTATTGGTAGCGCGGCAGGGTTCACAGGAACAACTGCCACCCTGAGCACCTTTGTTGGTTCTAACGCAGGTCGCGCAGTTTCCGCAGGTACAGCAAGCCGCAACACTTTTATTGGGGCGTATTCTGGGTATAGCGTAACCACAGGTTCTGGCAACACGTTTGTTGGTGGCACCTCTACTGGCTCTGGTAACGGCGCGGGTCGCCTTGTCACAACTGGAAACTACAACACCATCCTTGGCACCTATGACGGAAACCAAGGTGGCCTCGACATCCGCACTGCCAGCAACTACATCGTGCTGAGTGACGGAGACGGCACTCCTGCTTTTGCTGGAAACGTAACATCTGCAAGCAGGTATGTATTTAATAGTGGCGCTGGTTTTTATCCTGCCGCAGATAATGTTATAACTCTTGGAATCAGTTCTCTTAGGTGGTCTGTTGTTTATGCCGCAACGGGAACGATCAATACTTCTGATGCAAATACAAAGCAAGATATTTCTAATCTTGATGAAGCAGAAAAGCGTGTTGCAATTCGTATCAAAACGCTCATTAAAAAGTTCCGCTTTAAGGATTCTGTGACAGAAAAAGGTGACGGTGCAAGAATCCATGTTGGAGTAATTGCCCAAGAAGTTCAGGATGCATTTGTTGCAGAGGCACTTGATCCAACTCGTTATGCTTTGTTTTGTTCAGATACATGGTATGAAGTAGATGGAAAAGTTGGACAAGCATCAGATCCGTACACCGCAGAAACCCCAAATGCCGTGGCAGTAACTCGTCTCGGCATTCGTTACGATGAACTATTGGCGTTTGTTATCGCCGCACTTTGAAAGGAGCCTAATCATGGCAACCCAATTCACCTGGACAATCAACCAAATGTTCACTCTTGACACCCCTGAACCGGGGTTCGTTGTGAATGCCCTGTGGACTCTGACCGGAGTTGATGGTCAGTACACCGCCTCCATTGATGGCAACAACCAATTCACTGTGCAAGAAGGCACGTTCACCCCGTATGCGGATTTGACCCAAGATCAAGTGATTGGCTGGGTTCAGGCTGCGCTTGGGCCGGACGGTATTGCTAACTACGAGGCGAACGTCAATGGGCAGATTGCTTCCATGCAAAACCCCCCGGTTTCCCCTCAGAACACGCCCTTGCCTTGGCCAACTGCACAAGCGTAATTTGAAAGGGGTTACGCCACTGCCCCATCTCAGTGGTGCGTCTAGGAGTTCACATGAACGAGAAGGTCTCTATCAAGCTGGAACTGCCGCTGCAAGCGGTGGACTTCATTCTGGTGATGCTGTCCAAGCAGCCGTTTGAACAGGTCGCCGACCTGATTCAGGGTATCCGTGAGCAAGCGATTCCGCAAGTTCCGGTGCCTGAAGTCAAGCCAGAGGCAGAGTCTGTCGGCCTAAACGATTAAGGTGTAAACATGACCGAGCCTGTTGAGACTGCCAAAGAAGTTGCCGGTAAAAGCATCGGCAGGTTCGGTCTGTTCTACATCGCCCTGATTGTTTTGATCGGGGTGGGGTCGTCGTACTTCCTCTCTGAAGCGGCCATCACCGCTGTGATGACGATGATTGGTGGTGCTTTGGTGGCCATCATCAACATGATGAACGGCATCGCCGGAACGGCTGAAAAGCAAGAAAAGCCCGAGTTTGCTGTGATGCACAACCTGATTGAGCGTCTGGACAAGCCCGAGCAATCTATGAAGGTCACCGTCGAGGGTGACAAAGTGACTGTTTCAAAAGGCAGTGATGTTGTGACCGCAAGGCCCACTGGAAAGGATCATGATTGATCCGATGACCGCATTTGCGGCAGTCCAGTCGGCTGTTGCACTGATCAAGAAGGCGAAGTCAACAGTAGATGATGTTCGCAGTTTGGGGCCTCTGGTTGGAAAGTTCTTTGAAGCCAAGCATGAGACGACAAAAGCGATAGCGCAAGCCAAGAAGTCCGGCGGTTCCAGCATGGCGCAGGCAGTCCAGATTGAAATGGAACTGATGCAGCAGGAGGCTTTTGAGGCTGAACTGAAGAATTTGTTTATTTATTCAGGAAATGCCGATGTTTGGGCCAAGATTGAAGCAAGAGTCGCGGAGGCCCACCGCGCAGAGATTGAAGAAGCCCGTGCAGAGAAGGCTCGGGAGGCAAGAAGGAAGAAGGAAGCCAAGCAGATTGCTGATGCGCTGACCCTTGTTTTTATCGTAGGTACTGTGCTGTTTGTGATCCTAAGTTTTGTCTGGCAGGTCGTCCATGATTAAGTCACCACAACCTGGAGCATCTCGTTCTGAGCGTGAAGCCTACGTTAAACAGTGGGCGGCAATCACGATCTCCATCTTTGCGTTGCTTCTGGCTGTAAACGGCATGGTCGGTGGGTCTAACTCTGGAAAAGTCCTTAGCAAGACCATCGAGTCAAACAACCTGTGGGCTTGGTATCAGGCTAAAAACGTGAGGGCTGCGATCTATGCTGTGGCGTCTGAGCAAGGCGGGCGGTCTGCGGATACGTTTGATAAACAAGCGATTCGGCTACGAGAAGACATGGAGGAGATCAGCCACAAGGCGAAGGCTGCGGAAGCTGACCGTGATGCGGCGAAGAACAAGTCGCCCTGGTTTTCCTACGCTGGCATGGCATTGCAACTCAGCATCGTTCTCTCGTCGGCGGCTATCCTTGCCGTGATGATGCCGCTTCTGTACGGTAGCGTGGTGGTCGGCGCTGTCGGCCTGTCCTTTATGACTTACGCAATGGTGCTGTGATGCTGACTCTAATTACCAACCTCCTTTCGTTCCTGATGGGCGGTCTGCCCAAGTTGCTGGAGTTCTTCCAAGACCGTGCAGACAAGAAGCATGAGCTTGAACTGGCCCGGATGCAGACTGAGCGCGAGTTGGAGATGCGCAAGGCTGGCTTTGAAGCCCAGGCCCGGGTGGAAGAGATCAAGACCGAGCAGCTTCAGATTCAGGCAGATTCAGCTTCCCAGCAGTTTGCTCTTCAGGAGCGCCAAGCCCTCTACGCCCACGACATGAGCCTGAACGAAGGGACGAGCCAGTGGGTCAAGAATGCTCGGGCGATGGTGCGCCCCGCCATCACCTACGGGATGTTCTTCCTCTTGATCTGCGTGGACGTGTTTGGCTTTTACTACGCTGTCCACACCGGCGTGGCGTTTGACGTGGCGCTGGACAAGATCTGGGACAACGACACCCAACTGATCTGGGGCAGTATCGTGAGCTTTTGGTTCGGTTCTCAGGCGTTCAGTAAAAAATGAACGTCTCGGACAAAGCCTGCCAACTTATTCGCCACCACGAGGGGGTTCGGAACAAACTGTACCGCTGCCCGGCTAAGTTGTGGACGATTGGCGTGGGCCATGTGGCCTACCCAGAGCAAGCAAAACTACCCCTAGACCAAAGAGACGCCTTTCAGCCCCGTCCAGAGGATATGAGGGTTTACACCAACGAGGAAATTGATGGGATTCTCCGAAGCGATCTTGATCGGTTTGAACGTGGAGTGGAGCGATATTGCCCAGTTTCTCTCAAGCAAGGGCAGTTTGATGCTCTTGTTAGCTTTAGCTTCAACGTTGGCCTGGGAACATTACAGCGCTCAACCCTCCGTCAAAAGGTGCTGCGCGGGGATATGGAAGGCGCTGCGGAAGAGTTCTTGAAGTATTGCATCGCAGGTGGGAAAATCCTCAAAGGTCTGCAAAATCGCCGCAATGATGAGCGGGCGC